GCGGTGGCGCGGTCACTGAACGACCAGGGCGTGCAGGCGGAAGGAACGGAGAGCGGTGTGGTGCTGCTGCCGCGGGTGGAGGAGGAAGAACCATGAACACAGAGGAACACCGGACCCCGGTGGTGTGGCGGCCCCAGCCCCGGCAGGCCGAGTTCATGCGAAGGCCGGAGCCGGAAGCACTGTACGGCGGCGCGGCCGGCGGCGGAAAAAGCGATGCATTGGTCATCGAGGCACTGCGTCAGGTGGATATTCCGCATTACAGAGCGTTGATCCTGCGCAAAACATACCCGCAGTTGTCGGATCTGGTGGACAAAAGCCAGATGTACTACCGCCGGGCCTTTCCGCAGGCGCAGTACAACGCCACGGCCCATGTGTGGAACTTCCCCAGCGGGGCCAAGATCTACTTTGGCTCCATGCAGTATACCAAGGACCGCACCAATTACCAGGGCAAGGCCTACGACTTCATCGGCTTTGATGAGCTGACCCATTTTGAATGGGAAGAGTACAGCTACATGATGAGCCGCAACCGCCCCACCGGGCCGGGCACCCGGGTGTACATGCGGGCCACCACCAACCCCGGCGGCATCGGCCACGGGTGGGTGAAGGCGCGGTTCATCACCCCGGCCCCACCCGGCACGCCCATCGTGGAGGAATACACGGTGCGGCGGCCGGACGGCACCGAACAGAAGCTGCAGCGGGCAAGGGTGTTCATCCCTTCCAGCATTTTCGACAACCCGGCTCTGCTGCAGAACGATCCCGGTTATCTGGCCAGCCTGGCTGCCATGCCGGAAGCGGAAAAGCAGGCGCTGCTCTATGGCAGCTGGGACAGCTTCAGCGGCCAGGTGTTCACCGAGTGGCGCAACGACCCGGCCCACTACGAGGACCAGCGGTGGACCCATGTCATCAAGCCGTTTCGCATTCCGGCGCACTGGAAGATCTGGCGCGGGTACGACTTTGGCTACTCGCGGCCCTTCTCGGTGGGGTGGTATGCAGCGGACGAGGATGGCAGGCTGTACCGGATCAAGGAGCTGTACGGCTGCACCGGCACGCCGAACGAAGGCCTGAAGATCGACCCGGTGGAGCAGGCCCGGCGCATAAGGGAAGCGGAAGAGAACGACCCGATGCTGAAAGGCCGGGTGATCCAGGGCGTGGCGGACCCGGCCATCTTCAACGAGAGCCAGGGCGAGAGCATTGCCCAGATGCAGGAAAAGCACCCGTACTACCTGGTATGGCACCCGGGAGACCACACCCGCCTTGCCGGAAAGATGCAGATGCACTACCGGCTGGCCTTTAACGCCGAGGGGCGGCCCATGCTGCAGGTGTTTGACACCTGCAAACACTTCATCCGGACCATCCCGAACCTTGTGTACGACGAGAGCAACGTGGAGGATATCGACTCCGACCAGGAGGATCACATCTACGACGAGTGCCGCTATGTGCTGATGGAAAACCCCCT